CAGACCTTGACCAGCAACCCTCAGCGTTTTGGCAATCGGTAATGGTTTCTCTTCTAATTGACGGAAATGCTTTTGTTCGCGTCTTCCGTTCTGGCGGTCAAGTGGTAAACCTCGTGCCGCTAAACCCGTTGAAAGTTCAAATAAAACGCAACGGAATCGGACGCGTAATGTTTGAGGTTCAAGGCGAACCAAGATTGCTCAGTTCAGAAGACGTAATTTTTATCTCTGACCTTGTTCGCCCGGGAGAAATTCGCGGAATGGCTAGGGTTGAAGCACTCAAAGACAATTTCGGTCTTTCAATTGCGCTTGAATCTTACGCGGCTCGTTTCTTTTCAAACAGCGCAACACCTCAAGGCGTTATTCAATTCCCCGGCAATCTGAACTCAGAACAAGCCGAGAATCTTCGTCGCGGATTTGACGCAGCTCACCGCGGGCTAAAACGTTCACACAAAACTGGAGTTTTATCTGGTGGCGCAGAATGGAAAGCAACTGGCGTAGACCCAGAACAGTCACAGTTGGAAATGTCGCGCCGTTTGGCAGTTGAAGACGTTGCGCGAGCATTCAATATCCCGAACCATATGTTGGGTGTTCAAGGTTCAACCGCTTACGCGTCTGTCGAACAAGATTCCATTTTCTTTGTTCAGCACACGCTTCGCCCAATTGTCCAGAAATTAGAAACAGCATTCAGCGTTTTGTTATCAGAAGTTCCGGGCGGGGAAAACGCTTTCCTTAGATTCAATTTAGATGGACTTCTTCGAGGCGATTCACAGGCAAGAGCAAACGCTTATTCGATTGGACTTCAAGCGGGATATTACACAGTAAACGACATTCGCAGATTAGAAGACTTAATCCCAATGACCGAAACCGTAGCGGATGAAGTTCGTGTTCCATTGGCTAACGTCGCAATCGCAGATTCAAGAATCGCAACCGAAGACAAAAAAGTTGCTATGGCGCAAAAACTTGTTCTCGCAGGATATGACCCGAAAGCAGTTCTTGAAGCATTGGGTCTTCCCGCTATTCCTCACACCGGAGTTCCAAGCACGCAACTTCAAGCAGTCGCGCAGATTGACCCGGCTAATCCTGAAGGCGTTTACGAGGTTCAGTAATGGCGATAAGTTCGGGAGCTATTACAGTTGGAACCGTTCCGTCAATAATTGACGGAACCTACAATTCCAACTTTCGGCTAATCGTCCACAACAACGACAACACGGACGCAGTTTATTTAGGTGGTTCAGACGTATCGGTAGCTACTGGTTTGAAGTTAGATAAAGGAATAATCCTTCAGCTAGAAATGAATCCACTAGAAAGCGTTTACGCAATCTCCACAAAAGCCGGACACACAATTAGTTATTTGAAGCAGGTATAAGTTGCCCTATTACATAACCGACAAATCGGAAGATTGCCCTAACTGGGCAGTTGTAAAAGAAGACGGCGAACTTCTTGCTTGTCACAATTCTAAAGAATCGGCAATTGACCAAGCTATCGCTGTATCCATAGCAGAAGAAACCGAATTCGTTGGAGAACGCGCAGCCGTTGGTCAGCTTATGATTGGCGATTACGTTAGTTGGAATGTCAATAACCCAAAAATCCTTGCTGAAGTTGTAATGGTTGAAGGTCAATTTGCGGCATTAGAAGTTTATGAATTAGAAGACGGCGTCTATCATTCGACTGAACGAATTATGCTAATGAACGTTTTCAAGTTAGTTCGGGTTCCAAAACCTGAAATGATTTCTGAAGAACTTGAAGATGAAGAAGAAGATTTAGAAGAAGAAACCGAAGAAAATTTACCTGACAATTATCGCCCAGCATTGGCTTCAAATGTTCCAGAAGGCAGGGCTTGCGGAAATTGCTATTTTTTCAACGAAGCTCGACTAAACGAAGACGGCGATAAAGCTTGGTGTGAACGTTGGGACGCTTTTGTAGATGGTGGATATTACTGTAACGCTTGGCAAGCTAACGAAGAAGACAGAGCAGAACCGGACGCTTTAGAAATTGGCGATTCCGTTTCTTGGAATTCTTCTGGGGGCAGGGCACGTGGAGTAATTGAAAGAATTGAACGCAGCGGAACCATAAATGTTCCAGACAGCGATTTCACAATCACCGGAACGGAAAAAGACCCTGCGGCTTTGATTCGCGTTTACCGCGACGGAGAAGAAGGTTTTGAACCTACGGATGTTTTGGTTGGTCACAGGTTTAGCACATTGACCAAAATTGAAAGTTTACAAAGAGCAAAAAATTATGGCAAAGAAAAAAAGAAAGAAAAGCGAGATGTAAACCTCACCCCGCCCGCTTATATGAGAGCAGCAGCGCGCAGGGGTTTGGAATACTATTCTGAAGGTTTAGCGGGCGACGGTTTGGTAGATAAAACCGTGCGTGAAGCTCGCGCTATGGCTGAAGGGAATGTCACCGCCGATAAATGGGTAAGAATTGCCGCGTGGATTGCTAGGCATTTGAGCGATTTAGATTCACCGGACGCAAATCCTTCTTCCGAAAATTATCCGTCTGCTGGAGTTGTGGCGCATCTTCTTTGGGGAAGCGGGCCAAGTAAAGCTTCCGCTAATCGCGCTATGAAATATGCGCAAGGTGTTGTCGCTAGACTAGAAGAAGAAAATCGCGCTATCATTAGCCAAGAAAGTGAACAAATGGCAAAAATAGAAAAACGAACTAACGAAGTCAAGTTTGAACTAAGGGCTGTTGAAGGCGGGGACGGAATGACGTTCACCGGATACGCGGCAGTTTTCAATTCCCCTAGCGAACCACTTCCGTTTATTGAGCGTATTGCGCCGGGCGCATTCAAGCGTTCACTCAAAGCCCGAAACGACATCAAACTTTTGTGGAACCACGACACCGGAAGCGTTCTTGGTTCTACTCGCGCTGGCACTTTGAAACTTGAAGAAGACAATTATGGCCTTCGGGTAACTGCTATGTTGCCAGAGACTTCTCTTGGAAAAGACGTTCGCACTTTAGTTCAGCGTGGCGACGTAAATGCTATGAGCTTTGGATTCAGCGTGCCGGCTAACGGTGATTCTTGGAACACAGACGGCACCGAAAGAACCCTAAAAAGCGTCAGGATTCACGAAGTCAGCATTGTTGCTTTCCCGGCATATCAGCAGACCGCAGGAACCGCTAATGTTCGGTCATTCGACGGGGTAGCAAAACGGGCAGAAGTAGACGCAGACCAGTTGGCAGACGCTATGCTTGCTATCGAAGACGGAAAAGACTTATCTTTGGAACAGTCAGAATTACTAAGTAAAGTAATTCAAAGACTTACCCCACAAGAAGAAGTTCAAGGCGGAACCGACGAACTCACCGCGCTGGAACTAAAGAAAAAGAAAATTGAACTACTAATGAAGAGGCTATAAATGGCAACCAAAGAACAAATCAAAGAAGCAATTCTAAAAGCTTCGGGCAACCCTGAGTATGGGATAGTTACTGATTACGTAGACGCTTGGGCGCAAGCAGTTTGGGAACTAGACAATGAAGTCAAACCAAAAGAAGTTCGCGTCGTAGAGGCAAAAGAAACCCGCTAAGGGTCATACGTCGGGAGTTTTCCCCTTTCACCCGACACGCAACCCCGCCGTATTCCTTTCCGGCGGGGTTGCTCTTTATCTGGATTGTTAGAATAGAAATAATGGGTTGAGTCAGCTCCCCGTTGCTTCGTTTGAGTTAGCTCGACGAAATCCAAATAAAAACAACTAAGGAGAAACAACTATGTCTGACTTCCTAAAGTCACAGGTTGAGGCTCGCAACAACCTAATCGAACAGGCTCGCACCGTTATTGAGTCTGCCGAAGCGGATAAGCGTGGGCTAACTGCTGAAGACCAGCAGAAAATCGACCGTATCGAAACAGAAATTGGTCAGCGCGACGCTGCCATTGACACAGCAAAGAAGCTAGCTGAGCGCGAAGAGCGCGCAGTAGACGCTGCTCGCGAGTCATTCGTTCCTTCAAACGAGGTTCGTAAGGACAGCGACATTCTACGCGCAATCGCAAACGGAGAAGTTCGTTCGCACATCTTCGGCACCGAGCAGAGAGCTCTTGTCCCTTCTGACAACACAGTTCCAAAGTCTTTCTACGACGAGGTTTTCTCTGTCGCTAGACAGGCGGGTCCAATGCTTCAGCTGGCACAGGTTATCAACACCGCTTCAGGTGAGCAGCTAACCATTCCAACTTTGACCGGATACTCAACCGCAACTATTAAGTCTGCTGGTTCAGCAATTTCCGATTCAGAGCCAACTTTCAGCTCAATTCAGCTATCAGCATTCAAGTATTCTTTCTTGGTTCCTGTTGCTAACGAGCTATTGACAGACGCGGGCTTTGACATCTCAAGCCTTATCGCTGAGCAAGCAGGTAACGCAATTGGTTACGGAGTAAACACCGGACTAACTGTTGGAACTGGAACTGTTGAGCCTACTGGTATCTTCACAACTGGAGCTTCTGCGGTTACTGGAGGCACTGGAGTTTCTGGAGCACCTACTTACGAGAACCTTGTTGACCTTGTCTACTCACTAGACGGCGCAGCAAGAATTCTTCCGGGCGTAGGATTCCTAATGTCGAAGTCTGGTCTTGCGGCAGTTCGCAAGCTAAAGGACGGCGCTGGAAACTACATTTGGTCAGGCAACGCAGTTCTAGGTCAGCCGGACACAATCCTTGGCTACCCAGTATTTGAGAACCCAGCTGCGCCAGCGGTCGGTACCGCGGTATTCAGCATTGGATTCGGTCACCTTCCGAGCTACAAGGCTCGTGTTGCTGGCGGTATTCAGGTTGCTCAGTCGTCAGATTACGCCTTCAACGAGGACGTAACCACCTTCCGAGTAACTGCTCGGGTAGACGGAAAATTGACTCACGCGAGCCACTTCGTCAAATTCAAGGGTGGAGCAAGCTAAACCTTAGCTCTCAAAGACTGGAAAGGTCGCCGGACGGTAGGGTTTCGGCGGCCTTTCCTTTTGTCTTTTTGAACTGCTATTATTTTTGTTATGAACCCTACAAATTCTAAAAAATCAGCAAACCGTGAACAATTCAAAGGAACGGTTACGCTTTATTCCAATTCACCTGACCAACCTACGGGATACGGGCAACAAGCTCGCTATTTAGTAGACCGCCTAAAACGTCACGGCTTCGACGTAGCCGCCCTTTCAAATTATGGGCTTGAAGGAATCAAACGAGAACTGGAAACACCTTACGGAAACATCCCGCACTTCGCTCGAGGTTTCGATATGTATTCCAATGATTCGGCTCCGATAGACCACAAAACTTTCTCAGCTTCTAAACCAAATCAACCAAACGCTATGATTACCCTTTACGACGTTTGGGTTTTAACTAATCCGGGGTTCAACGACATAGACATTCTTAGTTGGGTTCCGCTTGACCACATTACCCTTCCCCCAATGGTTGAAGAATTTCTAAAAAAAGAAAAAGTAACTCCAATTGCTATGGCTCCGCACGGGGTAAGGCAAATGGAAGCTAAGGGAATTGAATGTAAATACGCACCACACGGAATAGACACAAAAATTCTAAAACCAACTTTTGAAATAAATGAACAATCGGTAGAAGAACATATGGGAACTAAAGACCGATTTGTTGTTGGAATGGTTGCTGCTAACAAATCTTCCGGTTTGGTTCACCGCAAAGCGTTTTCAGAGAATTTATTGGCGTTTTCAATTTTTCAGAAAAAGCACCCAGACGTTATGCTTTACCTTCACACCGACCCTGTTTCAAGAGGAATTGGCTGGAATTTAGTTTCTCTTCTTCAAAGCTTGGGAGTAAACAAAGATGACGTTGCTTTTCCGAATCCACTTAGTTATCGCTATGGAATTTCCCAAGAAAATTTAGCCGGATACTATACGGGAATGGATGTTCTTTTGGCTACGTCTTATGGCGAAGGCTTTGGGGTGCCAAGCGTAGAAGCGCAAGCTTGTGGAACGAGAGTTATCGGTTCATCTTGGGCGGCTACTCCAGACCTTCTTTCTGAAGATTCTTTTTTGGTTGAAGGTCAGCCTTCTTGGGATTCTGGGCAACAGGCTTGGTGGCAAATTCCAAACGTGCCTTCAATCGTTGCGGCACTTGAGGAAGCTTACAAATTAGGCAAAGGACGTTCACAAACCGCTATTGACTTTGCTTCAAATTTTGACGTAGACAAAGTTTGGTCAAAATACTGGTTGCCAATTCTTCGTGACAAATTCGCATAATGATTCCCGTTTTAGGATTTGCCACTTACAGTCAATTCGAGTTGGCTAATAGACTTTTAGATTCCATAGATTATCCTGTTGAAAATTTAGTAATTGTAGACAATTCTGGATTGAAAACTTGGGAACCAAAAAAACCTGAACAAGTAAAAAATTTATGGTTTATACAAGTTCCATTTGGACTTGGGCTTGTGGGGGCTTGGAATCTAATAATCAAATCCACACCTTACGCGCCTTATTGGGTTCTTGTAAATGATGACGCGTGGTTTGAATCTGGAGCTTTAGAAATAATTGCTCGAGAAGTAGACCCGGAAGCTATGAACTTCGTAGATATTATTCCGGAATGGTCTTGCGTTGTATTTGGTGAAGGCGCAATTGCTAAAGCTGGGCTTTATGACGAACGCTTTTATCCGGTTTATTTCGACGACAATGACCTACAAAGGCGAATGGAAAATAGTGGTGTAAAACTAAACAAAATTCGCGCTGGGGTGAATCACCAAAATTCTTCTAGTTTAGAAGGTAAACGAGAGCAAAATAATCGAACTTATAATGCGAACCAAAAACTAATGGATAAAAAAGTTATTGAAAATGATTTTTCTGCTGGGTATTGGGATTTACAAATAAGAAGGGCTAATCGTTGGGACTAATTGTTTATACGGGTGGAACGTTTGACCTGTTTCACGCGGGTCACGTTGCCTTTTTGGAAGGTTGTTCAAAATTGGGTTTTGTGACCGTTTCACTAAACACGGATGAATTTATCGAAGCTTACAAAGGCAAACGTCCAGTCATTACTTACGAAGAAAGACGAGATGTTCTTCTTTCTTGTCGTTGGGTTTCCGAAGTGATTCCAAATTACGCCGGGGAAGATTCAAAGCCTTCTATTGAAATGGTTTCTCCAGACATTCTTGCGATTGGTTCAGATTGGGCAAGGCGCGATTATTACGCTCAAATGGGATTCACTCAGGATTGGTTAGACGACCGGGGAATTTCTCTAATCTACATTCCCTACACCGCTGGAATCAGCTCGACCGCCATAAAAGCCCGACTGGTAAGATAGAAACGAACAAAGGAAAATCTTATGGCAATCGTAAATGGTTATTGCTCATTAGCAGAAATTAAGGCTTCGGCAAGAATTTCTGATTCTGTGGACGACACAATGTTAGAACTTGCGGTTGAATCAGCTTCTCGAATGGTGGACAGCTACACGCAACGCTATTTCTACAACGCTGGAACTGCGACTAGGTTGTTTGTTCCACAAGACAGTTACGTCACAGAATTAGATGACCTAATCACTTTGACAAAGTTGGAAACTTCCGACGGTGATAACTTCGGTACTACTTGGGCAGCCAAAGATTACCAACTTGAACCGCTAAACGGAACTGTGGACGGTCTTACAGGGCACCCAGCAACCCGTGTGCGGGCTGTAGACGACTTTTTGTTCACCAACCTTGAAGGAGAAGCAACCGTGCGAGTTCAGGGCGTGTGGGGCTGGTCTGCGGTTCCTGTGGCGGTCAAACAAGCCACCATTATTCAAGCGGCTCGCATTTTCAAGCGAAATGATTCGCCTTTAGGAATTGCGGGCTTTGGTGAAATGGGCGCAATAAGAGTTGGCGTTCAATTAGACCCAGATGTAAAGCACCTTATTGACGTTTACAGAAAAGTTAGATTCGCCTAATGGCTTCGATTACCGACCTTCGGGCTGGACTTGCTTCTGCTATTGGTGCTATTTCTGGTCTTAGAACCACCACCGAAACACCCGACACAATTTCCCCGCCTGTTTCAATTATCAACGTTGCCAGCGTAAATTATGACAGAGCTGGTTCTCGAGGACTCGACGAATACAACTTTGTTATCACTTGCGTTGTAGGAAGAGTTGGCGAAAGAACCGCTCAAAGACTTTTAGATTCTTACGTCACGCCAGCCGGGAGTTCCTCGGTAAAGCTTGCGATAGAATTAGACAGGACGCTTGGTGGGAGATGTGATTCCCTTCGAGTAACCGATATGCGCAATTACGGCTCAATTGTCATTGGCGAAGTTACCTATCTAGCCGCTGAATTCAACGTCGTAGTATACGCACAATAAAACCGCTAGGAAAATAGGAGAAACAAAACAAATGCCAAAATATGTAGTTATCAACCCAAAGGTCACAATCAACGGCGGAACAGTTTCAAGTTCCGTTGCTGCCGCAACTCTTGAGCTAACCTCAACTGATATTGACGTGACTAGCTTTGGTTCAAACGGCTGGACAGAAATTATCGGTGGACTAAAGCAGGGAACAGTATCCCTTGACTTCCACAGCGGATACGCTGCTGGTGAAATCAACACCGTTCTAAACCCGCTACTTGGAACAATCGCAACCGTAACAATCAACCCCAACGGAACCACAACTTCTTCGTCTAACCCAGCTTGGACCGCTCTTGTTCACGTCAACAGCGTGTCTCCAGTCGCGGGCGCAGTCGGAGATTTGGCTACGTTTAGCGTTTCTTACCCAACTTCGGGTTCCGTAAGCTTCGCAACAGCATAAGGCTAGAGAATGAAACTAACCCTACGCATTGAATTCGCAGACGGAACACACAAAGACGTTCTTGTTTCAGCTCCAGATATGGTGGCGTTTGAAGACAAGTACGACGTTTCAATAGCAAAACTAGACGACCCAAAAATGGGCTGGTTGTTATTCCTCGCTTGGCATTCTGAGAAGCGTAAGAAACAGACAGACAAAGATTTTGAATCTTGGCTTGAGCTAGTAGATGCCATTGGAGCAACAGAAGACCCAAAAGTTCCAGAATAGTCGGACTAGGCGATAGCTCCGCTCATTGGTTCATCGCTTCCCTAGCGGTCGAGTCCGGAATTCCTCCAAGTGTTTTATTGGAGCAATCCGACCGAATGCTTTGGACAATGAACAGGTGGCTTGTCGCTAAGAACCTTCCACCGCGATAAGGAAGTCCCCTGCTTCGGCAGGGGCTTCTTTATTTGGATTCGGTAGAATAGAAGAAAAGAAGGCTGGTTGAAATGTTGAGAATTGACGTTGAAGGATTGGGTGAAACCGTCAACAACCTCAAAAAATTTGAACCAGAACTTTTTAGCCAAATGAAAAAAGAAATAATAAATGAACCCGGAGTTGCTTCGGTTCTTTCGCAAATAAAATCTAACGTGCCAACCGTTTCGCCATTACAGGGAAACAGCAAAGGGCAAGGCGGAATGCTTCACAATGGTCGCACTAGGTTTCTAACTCCTAAAGTCCGAATTTTTCAAAGACCGACTGCTGGAGTGGGCAGAAGCGGCAAAGAGCGTTCTTTAGTTGGATTTGAAGCGGTTTCACCGGGCAACGCGGTAGGGTTTGAAATTTTAGACATTGTTGGCAGGGGACCGGACGCAAATTCAAGGAATGCTCAAGGAATGCTTTCTAAGGTTGAAGGCAACGCTTCTCGTTATGTTTGGAAAGGCTACGAAAGAAGAAAAGATGGAGTTTCAAAAGCCGTCTTAGCCATAATCCAAAGATATTCAGACAAAGTAAACGTAAAGCTAAGGTAATGTAATGGCAGTCAGAATACCGATTATCACAGTCTTCGACTCTAAAGGTTTGAAGCAAGCGCAATATCAGCTAAATAAAGTTCGCGGTAATTTTCAGGCTTTAGGGCGAAACGCTGCTATTGCCGGTGTTGGTATTGGCATAGTTGCTTCTGCTTTGGGAAAGAGCGTTCAAAATGCTGCCGAAGCTCAAAAAATAATGTCGCAGACCGAAGCGGTTCTAAAGTCTACCGGAACTACCGCTAATGGAACTGCCGCTGATATCGCCAATCTTTCTGAAACTCTTAGCCGTCAAACAGCAGTAGACGACGAACTAATTCAATCCGGGGCAAACCTTCTTCTTACTTTCAAAAACATTCAGAACCAGTCCGGGCTAAACAACGATATCTTCAACCAGACAGTTCAAGCAACCCTAGACGTTTCCCGGGCTATGGGAACCGACGCAAGCACCGAAGCTATCCGTCTAGGTAAGGCGTTGAACGACCCGGTAAAAGGACTTACAGCCCTAAGCCGAGTTGGTATTCAATTCACCGCGCAACAGAAAGAGCAGATAAAAGCTCTCACAGAATCAGGCGACCTTCTTGGCGCGCAGAAGATTATTCTTGCGGAACTACAATCTCAGTTTGGTGGTTCGGCGCAAGCTTACGCACAAACCTTCGCTGGACAGATAGAGCTTCTTGGAATTGAGCTAGAAAACTTCAGCGAAGAAATTGGCGTTATTGTTATGCCAGCTCTTAGAAGCCTTATGGACGGACTCCGCGAAATGGCTCCGGAGATTGGTTCTAAACTACGCGACGCCGTAAACTCCGTCGATTGGAAAGCACTAGCTAAAGCACTTCTGGATACAGCTACTTTCTTTCTTCAGAACGCAGAAGTAATTATCAAGGTTTCGGGTGCGCTATTCGCTTTGAATACGGCTTACAACCTAATCAAAGTAACGCAAGGAATCTACAACGCTATCGCAGTTGTTACTAATACCGTTCTAGGTGGAACCGACGTAGCAGCTAAGAAAGCAACTATCTCACTTGGTTTCCTGCGCTCCGCTTTGTTATTGAGTGGTATTGGCGCGGCGGTTGTAGCTCTTGGTTTCATAATCGACGGAATCTCAAAGACCAATGAAGGCGCAAGAGTCACAACTCCAACCGTCACTAGCTTTGGAAGCGCAGTTCTGAAATCTGGACAAGACGCAGAATGGGCCGCCACGAAATACGGCGCAGCGAAGAGCGCAATCGAAGGACTAAACAGCGCGTCGGCTGCGTATAAGCCACCCGTTCTATCAGTTGGCCCGGACGCCGCAGAACGCCGAATGAACCTAGACAAGTCTTTCAATCTTTCTAAGTATCTAAATGTTCAAGCCGAACTAGAAAAGAATGCTGGCAAGACTTCTGGCGCTGCTTCTCCAGCGACAGTTGGAAGCACCTTCGCAGGTGTATTGTCAAGAAACTTACTAGACCAAACAAGACTCAATAAACTAACTGGGAAAGGTCTTTCTGAAGGCGCGGCAGAATTAGCTCTCTCAACTGTTGACAATAAAAAACAATTCCAAAAGCTAATAACTAACTTAGGTAAAGCGGGCGTTGTAGATAAAAGACAAGCCGTCTTCAATCGAACCGCTGCGGGTAAAGCGGAGCTTGCTCAAATAAGGGCTAACAATGAAGCCATAAACGCTCAAAATCTAGCTGACCAACAAGAAGCAGATAGACGACGTCAAGCAGTTATCGACGCAGAAAAAGCCGCAGCGGACGAACGCGAAAGAATCTATAAGTCATTTGCCGATTCGGTCACTAGCACATTCGCAAGTATCAAGGACGCAATCGTTGGAGCGTTTAGCCTTCCAGAACTAGGCGGTTCGACAGATTCCATTATTCGGAATATGGATAAACTTCTCACCCGGGTAAAGTCATTCTCCGCTAATATTACAAAGCTATCTTCTATGGGCTTAGACCCAACTCTTCTACAACAGGTTATTCAAGCTGGCCCAGTTGCGGGCGCACGTCTAGCCGCAGGACTAGTAGCCGGAGGAGCAGACGCACTAGGACGAATAAACGCGGGCTTCGGAGAGATTCAAACTCTCGGTTCCGAACTAGGTATGACCGGAACGCAGTCAAGATTCAACAACCAGACACAACAGAACATCTACAACATAAACGTAGAAGGCGGAGTTGGTTCTGGCGCGACTATTGGAAAAGCAATCGTTGACGCTATCAAGGCTTACGAAAGAACTTCAGGCGCGGTCTGGCAGGGTGCGTAATGGCAGCCCCAGCTCTAAAGGTAGAACTAGGTCTTGACTTAGGTGGAAACGACCCGTTCGCTTTTCGACTTGACGACGCAGTAAAAGGCGTTCTTGACAATACGGATTACACGCTAGGCGGAACGAAGCTCTTTGACATTTCTTCCCGTCTTGTTTCCGTCGCTATCCGTCGAGGCAAGTCCCAAGCTCTCGACCGCATAGACGCGGGTATCGCAACAATCACCGTCGATAACTTCGACCGACTCTTTGACCCGCTCTACGAAAACGGATTGTATTACGGGCAGCTTATTCCCCGGCGCGAAGTTGTGATTAGCTCAAACAATTATCCAGTCTTCAACGGCTTTATTGACGACTTTGATATTCAGTACGAACCGGGAAAGAAGTCCGTTGTTTCAATCGCAGTTTCGGACGCATTCTCAGTTCTAGCTAACTCTTCCCTAGACGAAGTAGTGCCACCGAGCGAATTGTCTGGAGCAAGAATTGAACGCGTTCTAAACCTTCCCGAAGTTAGCTGGCCTGAAGATAGAAGAGAGATAGATTCGGGTAATACTCTTATGCTCGATTCAGTAGTGAACGAAGGCACGGGAACACTTAGCTATCTCCAGCTTGTAGAAACTAGCGAGTTTGGAACTATCTTTATATCCCGCGAAGGAAACGTAGTCTTCAGAGAAAGAAACTCCGTCCCGAACGTTATCGACGTAGTCTTTGCTAATACAAGCGTTGACCCGCTTCTGACTGCCGTTCCATTTATTGACGTAAACATTGTTTACGGTTCTGAGAATCTTTACAACCGCGTTTTCCTACAGAACGACGAAGCTATTCCAGAAGAAGGATTCGCAGAAGACCTAGATAGCCAAGCTCTATACGGTGTTCGCGCCTACGACAAGTCCGGGCTACTGGTTCAAAACGCAAGCGACCTTCAATTCCTATCTGACTTCTTGCTACAGAGATTCAAAGAGCCACAATACCGATTCGAAACCGTGACCGTATCGCTAGACAACATTTCGACCGAGCAACAGAACCTAGTTCTAGACTTAGAAATCGGCGACATTGTTCAAGTCAAGTTCTTACCTTCTGAAGTTCCCCCGGCTATCGAGCAGTATTGCCGGGTAATCGGTATAAACAATAGCTGGGACAACAATAGCAAGAACATTACCTTCAGCTTGGAGCGCCTAGACTTCGCAATCTTTATCCTAGATGACGCCGTTTTGGGTGTCCTAGACGACGACCGCCTTGCTTACGAGTAAAATAGAAGAAAGACATAAGGAAAATAATGCCTAGAAAAACCTTTACCGCTGGAGAAGTCCTAGCTGCCGCAGACGTAAATCTATACCTGAGCAACGAGGTAAATCTTGCTACAAGCACGGCGACCACGTACACCGTTCTTCCGGGCGACCGCTACGAAACTCTAGTCTTCACCGCAGCTTCAGCCGTGACCGTGACTATCGGAACCGCTACCGCATTCCAAGCCGGAGAAAGAATCGACATT